ACGCTACGGGCCGCCGGGAAAGTGGCCGCCAGGAAGGACGCCCCCCCAGATGAGCGCCAGGAGGCGATCCTCCAGGCGGCCCGGGAGGTGGCCCCCGTGGCCAAGGCTATCCCGATAAGGGACATTATGGCCCTGGCCAAGGCCTACGAGCCCCCGCCCAAGGAGGACCTGGCCCGCATGGCCAAGGTGGTCCTGCCCGTGGAGGACAGCCAAGGGCAGGCCCTATGGCTCACCCGGCCCGTGGGGCTAGACTTTCCCCATCTCAGGCGCATCGTGGCCGAAGACCCCGTCCTCAAAGCAATCATTTGGACCCGAATCCACCAGGTCCAGCGCTTCCTCCGACCTAGCGCCCAGGAGTGGAAGCCAGGCTTCCGCATCCGCTTCCGGGACAGGAAGCGCAAGGTGACCCCGGAGGACGAGGCCCGCTTCGCCTGGCTCGAGCAGTACCTCCTCTCGTGCGGGGCCGAGTTTGACCCCCGCCGCCGGCGGGCCCTGAAGCGGGACAACCTTTGGGACTGGGCGGCCAAGCACCTCCAGGACTCCCTGAGCCTGGACGCCGCCCCCGTGGAACTCGTGCCCACCCCGAGCGGAAGGACCCACGGCTGGGTGCACGTGGACGGGGGAAGCGTCTACCTGGTAGACCCCCTAGCCACGGAGGCCCTCGAGGGGGACGTGCCCGAGGTGGTGAGGCGCTACGGCCTGGACCTTCCAAACCCCGGCCAGGTGGTGGCCGTCCTGGTTCGGGAGGGGCGGATCATCGCCTGGTACACCCACGAGGACCTCCTCTACCGGGTGCGGCGGCCCAGGACCGAGCCTTGGAGCCTGGGGTACGGCCAGCCTGAGCCGGAGGACCTTCTCAAGATCGTAACCGGCTTTCTAAACGCCTTGGTGCTAAACCTCAGGGGCTTTAGCCACAACAGCATTCCCAAGGGCATCCTGACCCTCTACGGGGACTTCACCCCTGAGGACATAGAGCAGTTCAAGGCCGAGTGGGACGCCTACGTGAGCGGGGTTCAGGGCAGGTGGCGGGTGCCGGTGCTCTTCGCCCAGGGAGGGGAGAGCCAGGCCGGGGCGAGCTTCATCCCCATCGGGAACGAGTTCAACGAGATGTACTTCAGCAAGTGGATGACGTTCCTGGTGGCCATCAAAGCCGCCCTCTACGGGATGGACCCCGAGGAAATCAACTTCGAGTCCTTCACCGCCCGGCCCTCCACCCTCTCGGGTTCCGACACCGAGGAGCGGCTGGCCTCCTCCAAGGACAAGGGCCTTTGGCCCCTTCTCCAGTTCTTGCGCTTCACCCTCAACGAAATCCTCTACACCGTGGACCCGGACGTGGAGCTAGACTGGACGGGCCTCGAGATTGACCAGCAGGCCTCTCGTCAGGATTAGGAAAAGATGCTCACCCTCGGGGAGTACCGGCAGCGCCGGGGCGAGGCGCCGCCCGAGAACGAAATCCTTGCCAACGCCCCGCTCAACCCCGCCCTTTTGAGCGTCTACATGCAGAGTTTGCAAGGGCAAGGGCAGGAGCAGGAGGCGGGGCCACGACCCGGGCAAGAGGGCACTCAGCAGGAGCCCCGCCAGGAGCTTGGCCCCGGGGACTACGAGGACGAGGGGGGCAACCGCTGGCGGGCCCACGACGAGAGGCCCGAGCCCCCTGAGGACGATCTCCTAGGCAAAGCCTGGTATCCCCTCGAGGGCCTAAACGACCTGGGGGAGGACGATGGGCTCTGAGCGGGACATTTGGGCGCCGGACGAGGACCCCTGGGTGGCCAGGATGGAGGGGGCGCTCTACGCCCTAGGGGCCAGCTACCTCTACCACGTGGCCAGGGAGGCCGGAGAGGCGCTTGGGCTTCACCTAGACGAGAAGGGGCTAGGGGAGGCCCTACGGGTGCGGCCCATGGCCAAAGCCCCAGGCCCCTCGAGGGAGGAGGCCATGGCCCGGGCCGAGAAGCTCTACCGGGAGGCCCTGGCGGGCTACGACCGCCTACCCCCCTCGCAGTACCGGGAACTGGCCGAGGCCGTCACGGAAAAGTGGTACGCCGAGGGGCGCCTCGAGACCAGGGCCCAGCGCCGGGCCGTGGCCGGCTACCTCCTGGGGATGCTCAGGGGCGGGCAGAAGGTGGGCCTGGACTGGAAGGGGCTCTTGGGGGAGTGTGAAAGGGAGCGGGTCGCCTACGTGGCTACCAGGGCCATGGAGTACGTGCGCCGGCTGAAGGAGGCCACGAGGCACGCCCTGGCCCGGGCCATGCTCCTCTGGTACGGGGACGGGGGCGGCCAGCCCAAGGACCTCGAGGCCCGCCTCCTTGAGGAGTTCGGCCATCTCGCCCGGGACTGGCGCCGGGTGGCTATCACCGAGGTGGCCCACGCCCGGGCAGGGGGCTACCTGGCCGCCCTTCCCGAAGGAGCCATCGTGGAGTGGAGCGCCGCCCCGGATGCCTGCCCGGTGTGCCGGGCCCAGCACGGGAAGCGCTACCGGGTGCGGCATAGCCCCGGAGACCCGAAGGCTGAGGTGTGGCCGGGCAAAGGGTGGGAGCGGGGCCCCACCATCCCCGCCCACCCCCACTGCCGGTGCCGGTGGATCGGGGTCACCCAGCCCGTGGGGGAGGTGTCCCCTGAGATAGAAGCCCTCGCCCAGGAGATCATCAGGGCCGCCGAGCGCTAGGGTGTAAAAGCCCTTGCGATACAAGAGGCGGGTCCTTGTATCACAAGGGCTAGCGTGCGCTACTACCGTATCACAAGAGCCTCCCCAAGCGCTCACTAGCCCTTGGGGAAATCCAAAGCACCTCTTCCTTGGCCCCTCGCCGCATGGCGTTGCCCTGAGCCAGGGTGGTGGCCTTGGCCCAGCCCGCACCGCCCAGGACCTCCTCATAGAGGGCCGAGGGATAGGCGGAGATGAGGACCATGCCCCTTGCGGCGAGGGCCACCTCCAAGAGCCCCCGGTGCCATTCCTCCGAGGCCTCGTCCACCTCGTACTGGGACCCCCAGGTGAAGCGGGTGCTGGCCAGGTAGGGGGGGTCTAGGTAGAAGAGAGTATCCGGCGCATCGTAGTCCCGGATCACCTCGAGGGCGTCCCGGTGCTCAAACTGCACCCGCCGCAACCTGACCGAGGCGGCGTAGAGGTGGTCAAAGACCCAGGTCTCCGAGGGCACATTGGCGAAGTTGCCCCCCGACTTGACAAACCTCCAGGCCGGGCGCTTGGTGTGGTTGCCCCAGATGCCCTGCCAGGAGACCACGAAAAAGCGCCGGGCCCGCTCCACCGGGTCGTCCTCGGGGCCGCCCAGGCCCTCGTAGCACGCCTCGAACTCTAGGCGGTGCCAGGGGGTGAACTCGAGGGCCCGCACCAGGCGGGCGCAAAGGGCCTCATCCCGGAGGACCTGGAAGAAGTTGTAGACCTCCTCGCCCAAGTCGTTGTAGACCTCCAGGGGCGAGGGGGCCTTGGTGAGGAGGACGGCCGCCGAACCGCCAAAGGGCTCCACGTAGGCGTCGTGAGGGGGGAAGTGGCGGATGATCCAGGGGGCCAGCTTCCACTTGGCCCCGAGGTAGCGGAGGACGGGGCGCACGGGGGCCATGCTCACGCCCTCACCTCCAAGCGGACCAGCAGGGCCTGGCCCCGGTTGCGCCCCCGCCTCGGGGTGGTCGGGTGGAGCCCTTCACCTCATAGGGGCCTCCCCCTAGGACTACCATAACATCCCGCACGAGATCTTCAGGGGTGAAGGTGCGCCAGTCGGTCACCTCCCCCCGCAAAGCCCGAAGGGCCCTCGGGAGCGCCCAACGCTCCTTCCACCAGGAGGCGAGCTCAGCGAAGGGAAGGTCGGTGTACCGGGGCTCTTCCCCCGCCAGGACCTCCCTGAGGTTAGCCACGTGGGGAACGAGGTAGATGGTCCGCTTGTGCCCGTGGGCCGTGACCTCGGGAATCCCCAAGAGCCTACAGGCCTCCTTGACGTGGCGGAGGCGCTGGGAAGGCCCTCCACCGTAGCCCCGCTTCACCCGCCTCCCCCGGGACTCTAGGAACCTCACCACCAGGTCGTGCACGGCATCGCTCACGTGGAGCACCCCCTCTCCCTTGGTCTCGCCGACGCGGACGGCGAGGGGGTTGCCCTCCCTGTCCCGGAGGCGCTCGTAGATGGAGGCCCGGCCGTAGGCCCCCGTGGTGTACACGTAGAGGAGCTTTGAAGGCAGGACCCGCTTCTCCATGAGGGTGACCTTGTCCCGGTAGCGCTCCTCGTAGACCTCCCGCACCTCCCTCGAGGCTAGGACCATGGCGGCGAGCTTACACCCGAGGAGCTCGTTGTAAGGGGGAAGGGCTCCCACCCGGTAGCCGTTGAGGCCCAGGTTGGCCACCAGGGTGCGGTTCTCCTTGGTGACCCCCAGGTAGCGGTCCCTGGCCTCCATGCCGAGGAGAGGGGACATGAGGGAGACGAGCCCCATAAGCTTTCCGTTTTGCCTGTCCCTTATCAAGAAGGTGAACCGCCGGCCGTAGGCCTTGGTGGGAGGCATAGACCACCAGGCGAGGAGGAGGAGGCGGACCAGGTCCTTTTCCTCCTGGGACTCCGCCAGGACCAACTCGGGTTCGATCCGCCAGGGGTCCACCTCCTCTCCTCTGGCCAACACCTCTGGCAAGAGGAGCAGGCGCCTACGCAAGAAGGACTCTTGCTCCCGCAAGACCCGCACCCTCTCCTTTTGAGCCACCTCCCTAGCATCTTGCCCATTGGGGATAAGCTCAAGGAGAACATGGCGGAGCTGGTCCTCAATATCCTTTTCCGTGACCCCAAGGGGGAAGCGATAGTCCTTATGCCCCTCGCCCATAGCCCCACCTCAACTGCCTACGGGCCACGCTCCGGGCCTCTTGGGCCGTGAGGCCGGCCTCGAGGGCCGCCTCCACCAGCCGCTCTTCCGCTTCCTCCAGGCTCATGACCTCGTAGCGGGCGAGGAGGGCCCCGAGGGCCGCCGCCCCTCGGGCCAGGGCATTGTTGCGGGCGCCGGGGGGCGCCGAGCGCACCTCGTCCAGAATCTCCTCCACCCGGCGCGTGGCCCTCTCTCGCTTCCGCCGCTCCTCCTCTTCCGAGCTCATGGCCGGCCTCGCCACAGGACGCTTTAGCACCTCCACTAGCTCCCTCTTGTCCCAGCCCTTGACCCGCACCCCCCGCTCCTTGGGCAGGTCGTCCTCAAACCCAAGCCAGCCGCAGGTGGGGCAGGCCCAGCCCCACGTGGGGGCCAGGCCCTCCCCACGGGCCACCTCGTAGAGGGTAGGCTCCACCTCACCCCCGCACTCCGGGCAGATGAGAACCCTCTCCCAGGGCCCGGGCCTGTGGCCCACGAGGAGGATGCCCGCTGCCGCCCGAAGGCTAGGGCCGGCCTGGGACACCCGCCACCCGTCCGCCTCGAGGCGGGCCTTGGCCAGGTCAATGAGCCCCACGGCTCACCTCCGAGGGTTGGTGGCTAAAGGCGAGGCGCACGGGGTCAAAGTAGAGGTCCACCGCCATGAGCTCCCCGTGGCGAGCCTTTTCCACCTTCCAGGTGGCCTCGAGGCCCAGGCGCTTTTCCCCGTCCCTCTTGCGGGAGAGGATATAGACCCCATCCGCCGGGCGCAGGACCCCGTAGGCGTCCCCGGTGGCCTCCACCGAGGCGGAAGACTCGCCCTGGCGGTTGAGCTGGTGCAGGAGGATGACCGCGATCCCCTTTTCCGCCGCTAAGGCCTTGAAGCGGTTGGCCAAAGCCTCGAGGACCTCGTACCGCTTCTCTCCCTTCCCCATGTGCAGGCCCACGAGGCCTAGGTAGTCTATGACCACCATCCGGACCCCAAGGGACCGCCGGAGCCTGATGATGCTGTCCATGATGGTGGAGGCGTGCCGGTAGCGGGCCTCCACGTAGAGGGGGATGTCCCGAATCTGCCCCTCCACCCCCTCGAGGCGCCGCCAGGCGTCCGAGGGTATCTCCCCGCGGCGAAGCTGGGTGGGGGTGACCACCCCAAGCTGGGAGAGGTAGCGCCCGGCTACCTGCTCCGGACTCATCTCCAGGGAGTAGATGACCGTGGGCCAGCCCTCCTTGGCGGCGTGGGCGGCGATCTGCAGGCCGATGGCGCTCTTGCCCACACCCGTGGCGGCCATGATGACGTGAAGCTCCCCTTCGGCCCAGTTCAGGAGCTCGTGGGGGCCGAGCCAGTAGGAGAGGATTCCCCGCCGCTCCTTGAGGGTCCGGGCCTTCTCTAGGGCGCCGGTGGCCGCCTGGTAGATGTGGGTAGGGGGCTCCTCGCTTCCGTGCTCCTGTATGGCCTGGAGCTCGGCCATGAGCCCCTCGAGGACCTCCCCGAGCTCACGCCCGTCCTTGGCGAGGCGCTGGGCCTCCCAGACGGCCTGTTGGAGCCGCCGCCACCGGTAGGCGGTGCGCACCTGTTGGGCATAGATGGGGGCGGCGAAGGCGGAAATGGGGTACTCCTCAATCTCGGCCGCCACCTCCAGGGGGAGGCCCGCCCGGATCACAGCGGCGTAAGCGTCAGGGATCGTCCCCTCCCGCCGCATCTTGCAGGCCTCCCGCCACACGGCCCGCCAGCGCTCGTCAAAAAACTCCTCCTCATCCACCAGGTCAAGCACATCGGCGTCGTTGAAGGCCGCCGCCACCAAGGCCTTTTCCGCCTCCGGGGCCAGGCCGACCTGCCTGTCTTCCGCCATCTCAGGCCACCTCCCTCATCCCCATCCGCTCACGCCACAGGCGCTTGGCTTCGGCCTCCACCCCCCGCCACCAGTCCTGAGGGGGCAAGAACGGCTCCTGCCCCTCAAAGGCCTCGAGCAGCTCTTCCGGGGTGATGATGATCTCCGGGGTGAGCCCGTTGGCGAAGTCCTGGGGGCCGTAGGAAAGGAGCCGCCTGTGGAGCTGGACGATCTTGCTCACGAGCGCCGGGTTCCGCTCGTTAGCCTTGGCCCAGCCCACAAGCCAGGGCATCCGGGCGGCCAGGCCCTCCTCATCTAGGCGCATGCGCCCGGCGGCGAGGGCCTCGAGGGGGTTGGCATCGTCAGAGGAACGGACCACCAGGTAGCCGGGGTAGGCGATGCTAGGCCGGCTAGGAGCGGGCTTGCTGGCTTCTGGCATAACTTGGCCTTGACCCCGCCTAGATGCGCCCCCCTTCAGGGCCTGGCGCACCTCCGGGGGCAGGGGGACGGTGGGATCGGCGTAGCGAAGCCAGGCCCCGAGGGGGGAGTGGTCCGCCGTGGCCACAGCGTGCCGCCAGAGGGCCTCGAGAGCCTCCGGGCCGTAGAGTTCCGCCATGGCCTTGGCCCGCTCCAGGATGAGCGCCGCCTTTCCCGGGGCCTGGTGCATGATGCGGCGGACCAGGGGAGCGGCGGGGCCCAAAGGGGCCAGGGGGTCCTCGGGGGCAGGCTTGTGCGCCACTTCACGAGCGGCGGGGGTCTCTTCCTTAGGTAAGACACTCGAGCCCGGAGAGGAGGGTTGAGGGTTTTGGGGTTTTCCTTCCGTGGCCAGAGCTTTTGACCCTTCCTCCCTTTCCTGACCCGGGTCAGCATTGTGATACCCGCTACCGTGGACTCGAGGCTCGAGATCTTTTGGATGGTTATATGAGTGGTTATTTGATTGGTTAGTGTGCCACCTTGTCACAGGGGGGGTGTCATCCTGGCACAGGGGGTGTGCCACCCTGTCACTACCCTGTGCCACCCTGTCACTACCCTGTGC